ACCAATTCCTGTATATGTAATGATTTCATCATCAATTTTAAGTAATCCATATTTACTTGGATAACCTTTTGTACTATCAACAAAAATTGTAGATGAATATGATTGAGTATCTGTAGATAATCCAGTAAATTCAGTCAGTGCAGCACCGACATAGGTTTGTAGTTTTGTATATCGATCTAAATTTTCAGCAATATTTGTTGAACCTCCCTGATATTCTTGGGAAATGTAATATTGCTTCATGAAATCCACAAAAAGTGGGCTTTCTGTTTGCACAAACTCAGGTAACTGATTTTCAATTACCTGATTAATTTCGACTCTTTGTATTGATGTGTCAATCATTAATATCCGCCGCCAGAGCTAGATCCACCGCCACCACCCGATGATGTAGGTGTGCTGGTTGTGGTTGTACTTGTTGTGGTTGTACTTGCGTATGTTCCACCAGTTGTAGTGGTTGTTGAAGTTCCAGACGCTGTTGAGGGAAGCAACGTAGTGGTGGTTGAGACTGGAGAGTTTGACTTACGAGTAAATGTTGGAGTATAATAACTATGAATATGGGGAAATCTTGATCCTGATGTATTTTCACCAGATGAGATTACATCTTCAAACATATTAATGGTGGTATTTGACATATCAAGTTTAATGTATAAATCTCGAAGACCAACAACATCATTTGAGTGAGGAATTGCTTGAATTTCAACCACGTTATTTGCAATTACTGTTGATGTTATATTACAAGTATCTATAAGAACTTCACCAATCAAATATTTAACTGTTCCAGCATTTTTCTTAATAATATTTGGAGTACCACCCTCTGTGTATGTGAAAAAGAACATACGACCTGTTTCACGATCTACAACCTCATCAGCCATATAGACAGTGCCCGTTACGCCTTCAATTGTGAATCCAGTCGAAACAACATTGTATGCAGACTCCTGACTGTGAATATGATTACCAAAACAAACTTCATATTGAGCAAATTGTCCGATTACTGCTTTTAAATTACGTCGAATTGTGACAAGAGTAATATTTGAGGTAATTGATGAATCAACGCTATCCACTAAAGAGATAGCCTTACTGTATTTGAATCGACCACCAAACTTATTCACATCAATTGATCTTGAATATTGAGTTAGTGCATTTGAAACTCCAGTCTTAAGATTCTCGACATTATCATTTAGACTTGGATTATAATATGGATTAACTTGAAGTTCAACATACAAGTATTTAAGATCAAGAAACTCTGGCACGATACCAGCAACTGCATAACTCTTTAATTTTTGAATTAATTCTCTTTTTGTTTCATCTGATAGAAAATCACCATTTCGAGGTTTGACTGAGATGAATACCTTACCGAAACGAGGTGGAGACATCTCCTCACCACCAAATGCTGTTACAGATTCAACGTTTGGATAAATAAAACCTAAAACTGATTCATAATCAGATGACGTAACCGCACGATATTGTGAAGAATAGATTCGAGGTGCATAATATTTAATTGATGAGATTGATTCAATATCATCACCATCTCTTGATTTTTCATCCGTCGTGACAAGACTGATTAATGCTGAATTAATTGATCCACCATCCTGATTCGTGATATTTCCAACAAAGCTAAACTCAGAAGCACCATTTCCACCTTTTCCATCTGATACAATATAAGTGACTGTGATCACATTTGAATTATTCAGTTTTCGACCAATTACATTGTCACCAAAGATTAACTCATATCTCTCATCTTCAATTTCCTGTAATAGATAAGAATTTGATGTTGATGTTACACCTACAATGTTATCGATTTGTTTGTATGTAACAGAAGAGGTTGCTGATGAGGATGGTTTAACTCGAACCTTAATTGTTGATGTATCAATGAATGAATTATCTAAAATATATCTTTGATTGAATAGAGAAGTATCTACAGTGAATTCCTGTGTTACAAAATTACCTTCAAAGATCTCAATATTACTAAACTCAGCAACTCCATTCACAACAGGAATTGTAATACTCTCTGGAAGACAAAAGATGTAGTTTGTATTGTCACCAGCACCATTACAGACAATGCCAGAGTTGAGTGTGAGTGTTGATGTTTCAACAAGACCATCTACAAGAAATGATATTCTAGCTCTTGCAGATCTTCTTGATCTCGGAACATATCCAATGTTTCTGGCAAGTGCAACAACGTTTTCTCGAAGTGTAGCGGAGTCAAGAAAACACTCATTTGCTGCCATATTGGTATTATAGGCAGTTGTGTATGTATTATATGCTAATGCGTCGATAATGATCGAAAGGTTTGACCCTTCAAAATCATAATCAGTAAAATTCGTATTCGCCCTCAAATAATCTTTGATGGACGTTTTAATTTGATCAAAATCTAAATTAACGTATTGACCGAAAGCCATTATACTCTAGCTGGGAAAAGAAGAACATCCACTTCTTGTGGTGGAGTGGAAAGACCAACAATATCATATTGAACAGTGCAATTCATTTCATTTGTATCAGGTGCAACTGTTACAGTCACAATAATATTACTAATTCTTGGTTCATATTCTTTCAATGATGATGTAATTTCATCTTGAATTCGTATATCATTTAAATTTGTATCTAAATCGAATAAAGCATCATTAATTACTGAACCAAAATTAGGTTCAAATGGTTTTTCACCAAGAATTGTGAAAATTATGTTTTTAATAGACCTTTTGATTGCATCCTCATCACGAATCGTCACCAAATCATTCGTCACAGGATGACGTTTGAATGACAAGTTGATATCTTTGAATGCCCTAGAAGCCACTATATACACAAAAAGTTTGCTGTTTTTATTTATACCTATTTTTTACCGTTTTACTACTCGAACTCGATAATCTTCGGAATATAAGTTGTCAATGATGTATTTAGCAGCTATTTTTGGATCTTTTTCGCCACAAGTGTAAAAATCAGCACTCATACAACCTTTTTCTGGCCAAGTATGACAGGAAACATGACTTTCAGCGAGTGCAAAGATCAATGTGACACCACAAGGATTAAATTTATGCGTGAATGCGTTCAAAATTGTCATTTCTGACTTTAAAATTGCTTTTGTAAAGATTGAAAGAAGAAAATCACACGAATTCATCTGCTGAAAGGTGCAATCATACACCTCAAGAAGCAAATGTTGTCCCATTTCAAACTTTTTCATCCGAATGTGTGTATATTATGATGTTTCCGAACTGGCGGATACTTTAATTTTGATGTTTTTCGTCTTACAGCGATGTAAATGCGTAATAATGTGTCAGTTTTCATCCTAATTCTGGTTCAATGTGAATTTCAACGGTTTTATAATCATCCTCTAAGACCTCTTTAAGGTAATATTTATCCCAATATGAATAATAGTCGGTTTTTGCGAGTTTTTTTCTCGCTTCTGTCAATTCTTCTCTTGGTTGGCACAAAACAAGATTGTATTTTCCGTTACTTGTCGGTACTCCATTAATTTTTGTGTTGGATTTTCGATGATCAGCTATAAATTTGTACTTTGAATAGGTTCGATTGTAGTCATCGACCATAGCATAAAGAAAATCTTCGTCATGATCATCTTCAACAATGTAAATTACGACATCCCAACCCGCTCTTGGTGTGACTTTTCGTAATTTTTCTTCTAAAATGATAAAATTTGCGGTTGATGCATAAGGACACACCGCAAAATTACCTAATTCTGGTCGAATTTTAGATAAATCTCGTATCCAATTCAAAATATGCTTATTTTTCTTCTCGTTCATCAGGTGTTGTCCAGAAATAATCATCACAATCTCCTAATCGACCCCACTTCACATCGTTTTCAACTTCAAAAATGCGTGTTGAGACCTTAAAGTCAGGTATTTTCACATTTTCGGGTGTCATTGATGTATCATAAATGCGACAACGATTGTTTGGATACAGAGCAAACTGACCATTTCTCAATGCAACTAAGTTAAAAGACTTATGTTCGTCTGGCATTTCACTGGTGGATGCATCAATCTGATCAAAATCACCATGATAGTTATCAAGAGTACAAATATAACTACCTTTTTGATTGCCAAAGTGTCTGGTACGCAGTTCCCATTCCATTGGTGCAACAAACTGTTTGACAATGACCGTAAAATCATAGTCCATACAGTTCCAAAACTGTAGATTCACAAGATCCATATCGGGATCTGGTATTTTTGGAGAGGAGAGAAAAGCGGAAATCGGTAGCTTATCATACATTG